GAGGCCGAGCCGGTTGCTCACGATCCACGTGAAGCCCATCCAGTTGGGGGCGAAGCCCCGCTCCGCCAGCGACTTGACGTTGACGTAGTCGCTCGAGGTGTACTCCACCAACTGCTGCAGCTTGCGAAGCTGCTTCGGAGCGATGACGAAGACCTTCTCCTCGTCGGCGCCGATGTTGTTCACCATGAACAGTTCGTACACCTGGGAGACGAAGTCGAACGAGATCTCCGTCGAGTAGTCGCCCAGGATCTGGCCGGCCGGGAAGGTGACGGCCGAACCCGCGCCATCACGCGAGGAGGCAGTGGCCGCCGCGATGATGAGGTCATCGGTCTTGCGCTTGGCCGCCTTGGCCAGGGCCTGGGTGATGTTGCTGGTGGGATCCACCAGCATCTGGGACGGGTCCTCGGCTTCCACGAGGTCGCCCGCGTGGTAGGTGCCGACGATGCTCTGCCGGCGCGACCAGGGGGCGTCGTTGACCGGGCTGGCGACCGCGCGGCCCGACTTCGTCGCCATGGTCATCTGCCCCAGGCGTTCGAAGTTGTGGGACACGGAGTCGTGCTGGGCCTGTTGCACCCAGTTGGCGAGCAGCGCCTCGCCCTGCTGGGCGAGGAACCGGACGTTGTTTTCGAAGGTCTGGATCTGGACTGCAGTGATGGTATTGGCCATGGAAATCTCCGATTCGTTGTGAAAGTTTGAACTTCACTCTCGCAACGAGTTCTCGGTTTCCCGGCCCGTCACATGACTCGATCCGCAGTCAGCGGGCCCGGGGGTTGGGGCCTCTTGGTTATCCCGCCCCCGGACTGCCATATGTGGCACTACACTACACTACGCTACGATGCACTACCCCGTTCGGCTCGTCAAGCGGGGACCCGCAAGTTCTTGCAGCTTGAGCATCTTCTGGATGGCCGCACCGTGCGCCGGGTCCCGGTCATTCCAGTACGGGTGCGCCCGGTTGTGCATGATCTCGGAGATGGCCATCAGCGCATCCGCCGGCGCCAGCGCACCGCTCGCGTTCTCCTGGCGCATCTCCTTCGGGTTCGCCCCCACTGCCAGCGCCACCGTGTGCAGGAACTTCATCTGGTCCACAGGAATGCTGCCCTTGAGGATGGCCGCCACCTGGGTCTCGCTCATGCCGAGCTTGGTCGCGGCCGCCGCTACCTGCTGGACCCGCTCGTCGTAGGCCGCGCCCCACTCAGTTCGGAGGGCGGCCTGAGAGGCCCTGGCCGCCTCCTGGGCCACCGCGACCTGCGCGGCCGTCTGCTTGGACAGGATCTGGAACTGCTTCACCGTCAGGCCCGCCTCGGCAGCCTGCTTGCGGGCAGAGGCAAGGTCGATGGCCTTGGCCGTCTCCTCGTCCACCGTGTAGCCGTCCTCCTTCTCGGGCCGGCCCAGCCTCTTGAAGAGCGGCGCCTCGTCCGACCCTTCGGGGGCGTAGATGAGGTCGGGGACCGCCTTCTGCATCTTCTCCCGGAACTCCTTCTTCGCGTCGTCAGAGGCGTCCGCCCCCGGTGGCCGGATGGACGCACCGATCATCCGGCTGGCCTCGATGTAACTCTTGGCCATCTCCGCTGGGCTCTTGAACTTGACGACGTTGGGGTCCGCCTTCAGATCATCAGGAAGGGTGTCCAGCCAGCTTGTCTCCTCAGCCATGGGCTTCTCCTATGCCAGCGGATCGACCGCTGCTTTCTGGTTGGCGTTGAACCGCTGCAACTGCTGCAGGTACAGGACCACGTCGTAGGCCCCGATGTTGTACGCGGTGCGCTGCGGGTCAGCCCCCAGCAGCGACTTCCCGGTCTTGCCGGTCACGAACTCCGCTTCGATGATCTCGAGCAGGGCCTGCCCACCGGGGGTCGCCAGCATCTGACTGACCACCAGGGACTTCCTGACGAGGTTCGCCTTCACGTCCTCCACGCTAGGCATTCGCTCCTCCAGTCTGCGCCGCCAACTGTTGCGCGCCGGCCGCCGCGCGCGCCCCCTCCGCCTGGGTCTTCGCCACCTGCGCCTGTTGCGCAGCAGCCTGCATCTGCTCCCGCTCCTTGCGCCGCTTCCCGGCCTCCGCCGAATCACGGAGCAGGGTGCCGGGGGTGGAGAGCCGCTCCGCCATCTCGCGCACCAACTGCTGCGCGTCGAAGACATCGCCCACTTCCATGAACCCCATCTTCTGCAAGGCAGCGACACCGGAGGCCAGCCGCTCGAGCGCCGCCACTTCGTCACTGCGCTGCGAGCGCATGAGCGGCCCCAGGTACTCGATCTTCATCTGGGCCTTCGCGGCAAGCACCACCTCGGGGATGTCCAGCAGTTGGCCCTCCCGGTACATCATGTTGAAGGTGGTCTGCAGGACGTTGTCCGAAAGATCGGTCTGGATGCGCTTGGCCGGCCCCGCCAGCACGCGGTTGAGAAGCTCGAATCGGATCTGCGCTTCGGTCGCGGTCATCGCCGGGCTGTCCTTCATCACGAGGTCGTCCTCGCGGAAGAAGCGCCGCACCATCGTGCGAAGTTCCGAGAGCATGGTCTCGGAGACATCGAACCTGGCCTTGCTCTCGAATGGAGCGATGTCCTCGAGCGAACGAACCGTGGTCATCCCGCCCTTCCCGAGGTCGAGGTCGGAGAGCAGACCCCGCTCTGTCACGAGCACCGCAGGATCCACCACCTTCTCAGCGGCGTTGAGCGTGGCCTCCTCGAAAGCGTTGAGTAGCTTGATGGTGGGGAGGGCCAGCGTGCCAGGCCCGTAGCCCCAGCGAGAACCAGATGCCCGGTCGTAGCGCAGAACGAAGGCCGGCATCTCGTAGTAGCCGCCGGACTGCAGGGTGAGCGCATTCGTCCGCAGGATGTAGCGGAATTCGAAGGGGCGAAGGTCTGGGGCCCGGGTGCGCTCCCCGAGTTGCATCGGCTTCGCACCCTCGCGCGGGACGATGCAGAAGACGATCTCCAACATGGTGTCGGGGTTCTTCGCCTGCGCATCGAGGACCTCCTTGGGGGCCAGCAGGTTCCCGTCCGCGTCCTTGCCCAGCTTCGAAATGATCTTCGATGGAGTCCAGCGGAAGCGACGGTAGAACCGGTACACCCGACCCCGGTAGTCCTCTTCGAAGCAGAGTTCCTCGAGCGGCACCGAGTTGAACTCGAGCCCTTCCCATGTGAGGGGGTTGGCCAGTTCCTCGGTGATGCAAGCGTTGCCGAGCCCCACCGCATCATGGAGCGCAGACGCCGACTCGAGCCCCCAGTTGCTGGCGTTGAGCGTGTAGAAGAGCCGGTCGGTCGTATCATCCAGCCAGACCTTGGCCTTGGGCTCCTTGTTGAGAGCCTTGCTCCGGAACCCGAAGGCGTACCAGAGCGCGGATGAGGGGAACATCGCAGAGTGGATGAAGGACGAGAGGCGGGCCGCACCGATGATGGCAGTGGAGTCCCACACCTCCTTGGTCGCCCAGATCTTGCTGGCCTCAGACGGGTACTGGTTGAAGAACTCCCCGGATTTCAGCGGCATGACGTACCGGCGGAGATCCTCCCAGACGCCCTTCACCGTGTTGCGGTCGGACTCCAACTGGTCATACCGCTTGATGATGTCGGTGTTCTCCATCAGCGTCTCCTGGCCCCGGCCGGAATGACCTTGAAGCGTTGCCGCACCTTACGTGTTTCCGTCGAGGATTCCAAGGCGACCGAGTCCTCCCCCTCCCCGACCATCATGTACTGCAGGGCGTCTGACACGTGGGAGAACTCGTTCTTGTCGGGCTCGTCACGAAACCTCTCGGCCCCCGAAACCGCCACCCGGCGGAAGCAGTACCCGCCATTGAAAGCCTTGCGCAGCTTCTTGCATCGGGGGTGGATCACCAGCGCGGGCCGCCCCAGCAAAGTCAGCCGGGTGAGCGCGCGCCCCACCGCCTCGCGGCGCAGCACTGGGCTGTTAGTGGGGGCTGGCCCGATAGGGATCCCCTGGCTGTTGACCACATCGAAAGCCGTGCGCTCGTCCACCTCGTTCCGGTGGTCACCGGCGGGGTCCCCGTACCCAGCGATGTGCCGGCCCGGGTACATGCGCTTGATGTGGGCAGAAGCGTGCTCCGCGAAGCGCACCGCGCCCAGATCCGTGGCGCACAACTCATCGAAGACTTGGTACTGCCCGTCCCGGGCGTCCCGCTGCGCCAAGATCAAAGCAGGAGTCAGACCGAAGTCCATGCCCAGCAGGATGGTGGACTTGGGGTTGGG